GTAAATAAAACGATTCTTCAGCTATGTCTTGACGAAGAAATCAACTGCGCCCTTATTGAGGGTTACTCGTTTGCGTCACGCAACTCACAAGCCCACAGTATTGGAGAGCTCGGCGGGTGCATAAGGATGACTTTTTGGGAATGTGGGATTACTTACGTGGAAATTCCTCCCACTTCTAGGGCAAAGTTTGCTACAGGAAAAGGCAACGCTGGAAAGACGGAAGTGATTTCTGCAATATCTTCCAAAACAGGCATGGTCTTTTCTGGCTCCGGCGCAGACGACGAATGTGATGCATGGATTCTTGAACAGATGGGGCTTGCATATTTAGGAAAAAGCCAATACGATTGGACGGCAACACAACTATCGTCTCTAGAGAAGATAGATTGGTCAGCAATGGATAATATAAAGGACTCAAGTGCAAAATAGAAACAATCCAATTAGTCAGGTTGATATCGAAAACGAGCTTCTTCGCTTGATAGGAATGCTAGAAGAAGAAACAGAAGCTTTTGAAGTTCTTGCTATAGACAATGCCAAGAAAGAGGCGCTTCACAAGTCCAATTGGGCCAAAGAATACCTATCAGCAAAAGGCTCAATCAAGGAACGTGAAGCATGGGCAGACTACAAGTTGGACGAATCTTCATTTGATTACAAAATCTCTGAAGCGCTTGTTAAGTCAAAGAGAGAAAAACTTCTATCGCTACGCACATCAATTGACGCAATGAGAACCCTCAACGCAAACGTAAGGCACCAAGTATGAGTAACGGTATCCATCCGTCACTAATCGGTATGGCGGTAGACATAAACACACTTCTGCCACTTGAGAAGAACCCAAGAATTGGAGACGTTGACGCAATTACTGCTTCCTATGCGGAGTTCGGCCAAGTAAAACCCATAGTTGCCAAAAGAAACGATGATGGAACGGCAACTGTAATTGCCGGTAATCACCAGTTGGAGGCCGCCAAGATTCTTGGATGGGACCAGATTGCTGTTATTTATCTTGAGGGCGATGATTCTCGTGCTGTTGCATTTGCGCTTGCCGACAACAGGACTGTTGAGCTTGGTTACTCTGAACCAGAAATTCTTTATGAACTAATCAGTTCAGTGAGCGATTACTACCCAGAGCTACTAGAGGGCCTTGGTTGGGATGAGTTTGAGATTGCCGAATACGAGCAAGAGGTTTACAGAAACAGCAGTGAGATGTCCACTAGTGGTAGTTACGTTCCACCGGTTCTTATCGATAGAAACACGGAGATTCAAGGATTTGACGATGTCCCTGAATTGCGTCCACAAGAGTTCACCGTCACTAGAGACAGTGAAGGTGAGAAAAGAATCGTCGCCCCTTCTTCTTCTGACCAAAACGATATAGCTATTCGTGGTTCAACAATGGCTGCAGGTGCTGGTCAGCAAGCAGTGGTTCAGTTCACGCTTGTCTTTGATAACCCTGCCCAGCAGTCTCGTTGGTACGATTTTATTCGCTGGCTAAGAAGTGATGTTTCAATTGTTGGGAATACAACTGCAGAACGGTTAATGGACTTCATCGGCCAACACTCGGAGATTTAATGAGTATTTGGTCGTGGGTGCTTGGAACTCTTGGTGTTACCGGCCTTTTAATTGCTGGCAATAGAGTTTGGTGGGGCTGGTTAATAAACTTAGCCAATGAGATTCTTTGGGTTGTTTACGCAGTTAAAACAAAACAGTATGGATTTATTTTGATGGCTGGTGCGTATGCGCTTGTCTATGCTAGAAACGCTAGAAACGGTTGGAAACATAATGAGTCCTGAAGAGTTAATAGAACTTGAAAAACTATTTGAAAAACTAATAGCTGAGCGTAATGAACTAAATCGCGTAATAGACGAACTTCGTGCCGAAGTAAATCGTCTTTCTCAGATTGCGAAATACTAATGACTAGACAAAGAATGTTTCTTGACATGAGCTGCATAGATGCAGCCCGCCAAAGAATTAGGCACGTCTACGATACTTTTGATACCGTATGTGTTCAGTTCTCTGGAGGAAAAGATTCCTCTGCGGTTATGTATCTTGCTAAAGAGGTACACGAAGAACGCGGTCTTGGGCCAGTAAAAGTTATTTTCCGAGACGAGGAAATGGTAAGCCCTACAACTATTGAGTATGTAGAAAAAGTGCGAAACTACGACTGGGTTGACATGGAGTGGTACTGCCTCCCTTACCCTGCAGAAATTTGGGTTCTCGGACAGAGGGTTACTACAGTTCTGTGGAGCAACATGCGTAAGAACCAGGGAAGGCTCGTAAGAGACATCCCGCCTTGGGCTATTACGGGTGAAGACTTTGGTCTAACCCACGATGTATCTCTTCCAGAACAGACCGACTACTACACCATGCAGGGCAAGAAGGGGAATGTTGCCTTCATCACCGGCGTTAGAGCAAGCGAGTCAATGGTTCGCTATAGGTCCTGCGTTCAGAAGTTGCATGAGAACTACATCGTTACTCCGTACAAACTCAAGACCGGAATACCAATGAAGTTTGCCAAGGTTATTTATGACTGGAACACAAACGACGTATTTAAGTTTTTGATTGAAGAACACGGTTCTGAGTACTGTGAGTATTACGACCTTGCTGCCCAGACGGAAAGTAACACAAGAATCGGTATCCCACTCCACAGCATTGCTATTCGCAGGATTGGTGATGTGGTTGCTACGGAACCAGAGTTTTACGACAGGCTTGTGGAGTGTTTTCCCCACATCGATGCTCAACGCAGGTGGTGGCCAGAATTTGACATTGAAAAACTTATTAACGAATACTCGGGATTGGGTTTAGAAGGTGCTTCAATGTTTATTGAAGACTACCTAGTTGGTGAACGCAGACAAATGGAAGCAAAAGCATACGTCTCTAAGTTTCGCAAGAAGCATCTAGAAGACCAACGTGCTTACCCAATCAGTCTGCTAATTAGAACTCTTGTTCTCAACGAAATAGATGGTGGTTCACCTTCTCCTGTTGGGCCAAGAACTAGAGCATACACAGTAAGAAATAATGACGAAGAAATGGAAACAACATATGAAGTATGAGATAGAGGAAGTTGACCCATCAACACTTATCGTCCCACCATGGAGAGCAACCTACATACTGAGACCAGACCTTTTAGTGCTTTCTGCGTCTTTGCTCGATTTTGGTTTTATTCAACCAATCCATGTATCTGCTAGAACCGGAGAAATCATTGATGGCTCTGAGCGCTATTTGTTGGCTACAAATGTCAAGCAGATAATGGAAATAATTGGTAAAACAATCCCGGTCATAAAGCATGATGTTGGGACCATGGAGGCAATGGAGATGCATCTTCGACTAAATAGAGGAAGAGGCTCGGTAGTGGCCAAACCTATGTCATCGATAATTAAAAAACTTGTCAGGTCTCGAGCCGCTACTGAAAAAAGCCTAGAAAGAACGTTATGCATGAAGGGAAATGAATATTCTTTAATGATTGACGGCACAATATTGAAGTCAAGGAATATCAAGGAATATACATATTCAAGAGCATGGGTGCCAGTAGAGGCTCCTCCAGGGACGCTTGATAAGGGTCCAGTGATTGAATCACCACCGAATAGCGACAGGTAGTTTTTGGCGCGGGTATTTAATTCCGAATTAGCGCCATATGGTAAACTTCTTTAAAATGTTTCTCAAAGAAGTTGGTTGATTATGCCCAGAGTAAGATACGGCCCGGACATTACGGACGACGCAGACTCCCTACTCCTCGACGCAAGCCGAATCAAGAACCAGCTCAACAAGGCTAAGGGTGAAAAGGCCAGAGCAGCTCTCATCAAAGAAAGAGACTTGCTAAATCAAGCAATCAAAGACATTTTTGGTTCTCGTGCCAATGCTAGAAAATTGCAAAAAGAATCTACAAGACTGCAAGGGTATCTATCTCCTTCAGAAATTAGAGCCCTTGGCGTAAAGTCAAACAAAAAGATTAAAGGCAAAGGAGTGCTTGGTCTTGCAAATTCTCCGCGTGGCAGCCAGCAGATTGGTCGCAAAAAGGGCTACAAGGCTCGCGCTAACCCAATTAACGAAGCTCTGTACAAGTCGGCAACAGAGAGGGCAAAATCCTCAGCCATTCTCAAGCAGGTAAAGAGGCAGAAAACCGCTGCTGAAGCAAACAGAAAAGCATCTAAATCTAAAGCTAAAAAAGTGCAGGCAAAGCAAAAGTCGGCAGCAAAGAAGGCTACGCCAACTAAGAAGGCTGCTCCAGCGAAGAAGGCTGCTCCCGCCAAGAAGGCTGCTGCAAAGAAAGCTCCCGCCAAGAAGGCTCCAGCAAAGAAAGCCACACCAAAGAAGAGGCGCTAAATCGGTCTTTATGACTGATTAACGCCTAGTGGAGGTATCAAGTGCTAGTAACTCAAGCAGACCTTATTAACTACATGGACATAAAGCTGTCCTTGCGTCAGCAGGATGCAGCCGAGATGATTCTTGCAGGTCTCCAATCAGAGATGGAAGCTCATCTTGGTCGACCTATTGAGGTGGTGGAATTCGAGGAAGATTACACTGTAGAAGGTACATACCACGGCGTTCCTATGGGTACCTTCTTGTCGGCCCCACCGCATAGCTACACGGACTCGTTTGTCCAGTCAAATATGGTAGATAGCACAACATGGGCAACCCCTCCAAGCACTATCTATTTCCGCAATTCGCCTGTTGTAAACGTGTCCGAAGTAGTAGTAAAACCGCTAAACGGAGAACCAAGAACCCTCATTGTTGAGCATGACTATGTTGTGCGCAGGTTTGGTATTGACTACTTTTACGCCCTTGATGGTGACGTAATTACAGTTACTTACACTGCAGGCCTGGATGGTACAAATATACCAATGTTTAAGCTTCTTATCCTAAGAGCGGCTTCCAGGGAGATGCAGAACATGCATGACGATGTTGTTGGCCTCAAGGACATAACAACGCGAAATGTCGGACCTCTGGTGACTGGATTTTTGGATACTGAACTTATGTCTCTGAGGAAGTACAGCCGAAGAAGAATTGCATAACAATGTCGGCACCAGTAAGAGTAGACATTGAGGTCAGGATTGAAAAAGTCCAGAACTTGGTTGCAGACATCCAAGACAGGATTACCGATGCTAAGCCTGTTTTTAGGTGGGCACACCAGGTCCTAAAGAAGACATTTGCAGAAAACTTCACATCACAGGGGCTTCCTGTTGGTGGATGGTCCCCGCTTGACGCTGAATACGCCTCATGGAAGGCCAGGGAGCTCCCAGGGAGACCAACGCTTGTCCGTAGCGGAGAGTTGTTTAAAAGCCTCTCCGAGCTATCTGACCCCTCTGTGAACCAAATAAACAAACTAAGTGCTACGTTTGGAACTGGAGTGAAATATGCTCCGTTCCATCAGACCGGAACACCAAACATGCCAAAACGCCAAATTCTTTTTATCCCGCAATCCTTTGTCAGTGAATTTGCAGAAAAACTAGCAAACTACATTGTTGAAGGTAATGAAGGGTTGACAGCATAATGCCTACAGTTCCTGGATATCCATTAATGCATGGCGCTCAGTTTGCCAAGCAGTATGTAAACAATTACCTTTCAGAA